CAGCGATGGTGGTCTCCATACCAAAATGTGTGCCAGCCTATAAAGCTAGATTTATGGCTTTGTCGTCGCAGTAGACTGAAACGAGTTTACCCTCGAATTAAGCTCAACGGACCTCAATTCTTATGATCTAGTATTAAAGCTGTCACTTTAAAGTTGGTTTTGCAGTTGCAGTAGCCAATTAAATGGCTAACAACCAACTTCACCAAAAGGAGCGTTCAATCATGTCCGGAATTCCACGCATTCGAACTCGTTTTGAACGAGATCTCACCAGTAAGACTAGTCCTACTGCTGGGATGTATCGTCAAACCCTAGGTGTTTTTAGCCTAGAGACGTCAAGTGGCGCCAAGGTGCCCATTCCTGGGTTTAACCCTGTTAGCGTCGACGTGAGTACTGATTTTCATAAAGGGATGATCACTCGTGATTCAACTCACAAGGGTCCCCCCTACTATGAGGGCAGTAATTTTTCGAAACGTTTAGTGGAATTTCCCGATCCTCGGGTGGTAGCAAGTGGCACCTACGATTCCGGCGATCATACTGAGACCTTTTTTGGTCTCGGTACTGGTCGGGTCTGGTACAGTGGGGGATTTTTCCCCATTCACTGGTCCACAGGATTCGATTGGGGTTCTTGGCTTTCGCCAAGCGCCACTATACTATCTACGGCTGATTGGGAACTACAGGCCTATAAAAGAACTAGGCCTAAGCTTGAGAAAGCAAGTGCTGCGATCTTCACAGCAGAATTGAGGGATCTCCCTCGTATGCTGCGGACCACGTCCGGAAACTTCCATGATGTATGGAAGCGAATGGACGGTGATCAAAGAACGAAGCTCATGTCTCCACATAGAGTGGCAGACAACTTTCTCAACCACCAATTTGGGTGGGTGCCGTTCGTATCCGATCTTGGAAAGTTTTATATGACTTTCCAGAATTCGGCTGCCATTAAAGCCCGTTTAACGGCCCAAAATGACAAATATATACGACGGCGAGTAGTTCTCGAAGATAAACAGACTGATCGAATAATAGCTAGCGGAGGTGGCATGCAGGTTGAACCTGTTGGCTACCTTGTGCAAGCTTTATTCGCACCTGGACAGGGTCCTACGTGGGAACTACGAGAGCGAACGCACTCGTATGTCTCAGCTGTAGGCTCTTACAAGTATTACAGTCCTCAGTTTGATGACTCTTTGCCGGATTATAATTCGGCGTGGAACAACGTAGTTCGTGATTTAACGATCTACGGTGCCCGATTGAGCCCATCAAATGTTTATCGTGCAACGCCTTGGACGTGGCTGCTCGATTGGTTTACCGATTTTAGCACCAATATTGATGCTTTTACCGATATTGCCATCGATGCAGTCGCGGCCAGATACTTGTACGTCAGTAAGCACGTCGCTACGGAGCAGATTCTTACTCAGACTCTGCCCTTTCGAGACGGTGCGGTGCAAGCCTCCTGGTCCATTAAATGGGACGAGAAGGTTCGCAATGGTGCAAGTACCCCTTATGGTTTTGGCCTGTCCTGGAACCTTTTAAGTCCAGGACAACTTGCGATCCTAGCCGCTTTGAAAATAACAAGGTGACATGAGCTGTTGGTGATCTAATCAATCATCAACCCACTCATGTTTTTCCTGTTTGCTTCTATTGGCACGGGATCTATCTCTCTACAGCCTTAGCCAAGATTGTAGCCTTGGAAAGCTATGGTCTGCTGTAGTCTAACTTCCATACAAACTTTGGAGGTCAACTACATTATGTTTGCAGATCCACAAACCGTTACCGTCAATTCTGTCGCAAAGGTCATGGCGAGATTTCTGACTGATGGAACTAAATCCAACTATCAGACGCCAGACGAACTTTTTCGTCTGACGATTTCGCATACGAAATCAGGTGATCGAATTCGATCAATGGTTCGTATAGACCAGCGAGCTATTGTGGCCAATCCGTTGGATTCTACCAACGACTGGGACACACTTAGCTTCTATTTTGTTCTTGATCGGCCCGTTTACGGGTTTACTCAAGCACAGATAGAACAGCTTGTAGCCGGTCTTAAGACCTGGCTAGATAACACAGCACTTGGGAAGCTCACTGGCTCTGAGAGTTGAATCTCGAGTCAATTCCTTTCCATGCACTTCGTTGTTGGACATCCTCTTTTTGAGAGTGTTCCCTTCTGAGTGCTTTTTCTGTGTTGGTACCGATTTGATTGGTGCCAATACTGGCGCCAATGATGTAGACATGTGTAGCTTGAAGCCGACCCCCTAATTAAGGAGGCAGCTTGAAAAGCAACGCAAGTGACTATCTGGAGTTGGTTCAGGTCATCTATATAGATGCCTGTTCCAAGTGCATCGCTGATGTCTCTGATTTACGTGATATCCAAACTTTGATATCACGGGTCAAAGATGAGGGCTTGTCATTTTTGACAATTACCCTTCCCCAATTCTGCCGAGACTTCGAAAGAAGCTTAGCAGAGGGAATAGTTGACTCAACATTTTTCTTAGGTTTTAAGAAGAATGGGTCAATCCCTGCCTTTTTGCAAGGTATGACCAGTCAAATCTTTGACCGAGAGACAGGAAGGATTTTATATGACGAAGTTGAAAATTGTCCAACCGATATCCCGATTATCATTGATTCTGTCAGGCAAATTTGCCTGGCTTTCAAGAAAATCGAGCTCGACTGCACCCTTACCAGGGTTGCAGCCGCGGTTGATAACTTCGTCTCAATTGAGCGATCTTTTGACACGTTTTCGCTTTCCGATTCGGCTCGCACTAGTTTTACTAGTGCAGCTGATGTACTCTGGGGGCCTATGGTTAGTACGATTGTACTTAACCAATGTACCCCAAAGCACGGACCCGGAACTACTGCCGAGGGAATTACTGGAAACAGTAAATACTCATGGCAGTATTGGTACGACCGTCTGGAGCCTTATTTCCCTCTTGTTGACAATGGGTACCCTATGGGTATCTCATCTCATCTCGAGGAGCTCCAAAGTTTAACGATTGTACCTGAGACTAGTGAACGACCCGTTCGGGTTGTCTTAGTCCCAAAAACGCTCAAAAGTCCTCGCGTCATAGCAATAGAGCCTTGTTGCATGCAATTTGTGCAACAGGGGATTCGATCTGCTCTATATGAGAAGATCGAATCAAATTGGTTGTCTTCTGGCCACGTTAATTTTCGTGATCAGTCGATTAATCAAGAACTCGCTATGACGTCGTCGATGACGGGTCAATTAGCAACGATTGATTTATCCGATGCAAGTGACCGGGTTCCCCATGATCTTGCTATGGAGATGTTTCGTTCAAATCCTGTTATACAGGATGCGATTGAAGCATGTCGTTCGACGAAGGCTGAATTACCCGATGGGAGAATTATATCTCCTCTTCGGAAATTCGCCTCAATGGGTAGCGCTCTGTGTTTCCCTGTGGAAGCCATGTATTTCTACACTATTTGTGTAGTGGCTATCCTCAAGGAGATGCACCTTCCTGTGACGTCCCGAAACTGTTTTAAAGTTTCACGGGACGTTTACGTCTATGGTGACGATATTATCGTCCCACGGGCGTATGCGATCGTTGTTCTTGAACACCTGCAGCAATACAATTGCAAGGTGAACGCCAATAAGACTTTCGTTAACGGAAGTTTTCGAGAGTCATGTGGCGAGGACGCTTTCCTTGGTGAACGAGTAACACCCGTTTACGTTGGGAAGGATGTCCCTAAGAACAAGCGTGATGCTGATCGGCTAATTTCCTGGACTGCGGCCGCTAATTCCTTCTATAAGAAGGGTTACTGGCGTACAGCCACGTTCTTGTTTAATAAACTTGAACGTATCTTAGGGCCTTTGCCCTATGTTCTGGAAAATAGTCCAGCATTAGGCCGTATCTCATACTTGGGTTACCGTTCCGCCGAAAGGTGGAATCGTTTCCTCCAACGCTTCGAAATGAAAGCGTGGGTTCCAAGTCCAGTCTACCGTACTGATAGATTGGAAGGATACGGTGCTCTGATGAAAAGCTTCCTGGGTGGGGGTCGTCGTGAAAACGATGATCCCATGTCTCAGGACGCTCGGCATCTCGAGCGTTCCGCACTGCACGGCGCAGTCGTACTAATTCGCCGTTGGGTCCCCTCAGACATCTGAGGGGGATCTAGGTGGGTCAAACCACCTGGGGGGAATCATATGCCCTTAGGGCTATATGGCAG